CCAGTTGGTTGTTTGCTCTAAACATATAGATGTTTGTATTTGTTGCAGCATACCAATTGTTTGATTCATCATAACTCAAACCAATAATTGTGTTTCCATATTTGTTAACATTGTTTGTCCGAATGTAAACACCTTCTGTGTCAAACTTATGAACTTGTCCATTTGCTGAACCAATTAATAGACCACCACGTTTTGGTAAAGCAATAACAACAGAAGCATTTGCTGCATTACCTGCACTAAAGTGTGTAAAGTACAATTCACCTGTAATGTCAAGGCCTGTAATTAAGTTGTGTTCGCCAGTATAATATGGAAAATCTTCATCATCAACACATATATCTTTAGAACCAATTGAATCGGTGATTAATGTATTCCAAACATTTTGGCCAAGATAGTTAAATTTTGTAACACGGGTTGAACTGTCCGCAGGAATATTTGTTAGTAAATATATGTTGTTGTTTCCATCAACTGTTACAGATTCACCATAACTTGCTACCAATGTTCCATTTACGTTGGCCGCAGGAACAGATTTTCTCCAGAAGATGGTACCATATGGATCATATTTAATAACAGTTGCTTGTGGTAGACCAGTAACTTCATTCTGTGTAGTCATTGCCACCACAATATTATTTGCAGAGTCAAATGCAACACTGTTGCCGTATGCATTATTGGCTTGTGTATCTACTTGACCAAACAACATACCTAAAGCTCTATGACCATTCTTATCGTTACCAATTTGAACTTGTGTATTGCTATACATCAATTCAGTATCAAACAAAATATTACCTAATGAAGCTGTATTTGCTTTTCTAAAAGCGGCCGAAGCCAATTCATTATTAATTTGGTAAAAACTGTTTGAAGTATTAGAATTAGTTGAAACGCTGGTATACAACTCAGTGAAGTTGTTATTGGTTTTGGTAAAGGCAGTTCTTAATGAATCTCCTTTACCGTCATTTGCTCTAATACCAATATTGATAGTTTGTTTAGACATTTATTTCTCTCATTTTTGTTACTGGTTTGCGGCCTTGTTGATAGTCAGAACTTGATTCAATGTATTATCAGCCTTAGCCTCTTCTTTATCAACAGACATGTAATCAATATCTGTACTGACTTTACCAATCGAATCAACTTCAACAAATTTCAATGGGTTCAAGTTATATGATGTAAAGTTGTAATTCGCCAATGTATTGATTCCGTATATAGGTTTATCTGACACGAAGTTTCCTGTTAGTTCTTTTAATCTTAGTACGTTATCTGTGAACTGTACAACGATTCCGGTTGCTGATGCATCATCTGATGTGTATCCTTGATACACCGTTTCACCCACCTTATAAGTTCCATAACCAGAATCTAAATTCATATAGAACTCAATGATTTCATTTTGTGATACTTGATTCCATATGGAAACAAATGCACGATTGATAACACCTGTCTCTGTTGGTTTACCAAAGATGAAACCTTTTACTGTGAAGTTCAGTGTCCAGATAATCATTCTGGTTTCATTGTCTCTACCACCTTCATATGTAATGTCATGTGTGGTAGAATTTAAAATAACAGGAACTTCTTTAATGATACCATTTCAGGAATCAAATTCAATTTGATTGTATAATCTGGTGTAAAGAATGGTAAAATGTGTTCAATGATTTGTGTACCATCTTCTATGTTACGCACATAGATGTAAAGATTGAAATCAAAGTTGTATGGTACTGGATTGTATTGTGATATGATTCCTGACGGTGCAGTACCGGCAAAATTCTTAATGTTTGTATTTTGTTTTCGACTGGAATCATATGACAGTCCGGCCATTTCAAATGACATGCGTGGTAGAGTTACTTGGACTTTTTTATCCAAGTTTAAATCTTCCTCAAGACGCATGACATAACGTTCTTTACTTGCATATGCAATAGGAACAATGAATCTTTCTGATTCTGTGTTGTCTGGTTTGAATCTATACAAAGTAATACTATCAAACAGATTACCAAATCCGACAACAAGTTTTCTTATGACACGATTATATGTTGACATTATATTCTTCCAAACGGGTTGGTTTCTGTAAAGTCAATAATGTTATTTGCAGTATCAAACAAGTATGCGTTATCATAAACTTCATTTCTTGTGCTATCTTTTAATGGATCAAATGATGCCAAATAATATTCTGCATTACTTGTTGCACCAAGGATTGCAACATTATCTCTGAACTCACCTGCAACGTTGGTGACTTTTAATATATCATCTGGTTTAATCCACTCTTGTACTATGGCCACAACAGATGCATTTGCTTGTGTGCCATCATCTGATTGATAAACAATCTCACGAGCTTGAAATGTTCCTGTACCAATACCTGTATTCAGGTCTATAGTGTAACTTGATTGAATCATAACATCATCAATATCTTCCACACCAGTGTCGATAACTTCTTGTGAGTATTTGAATTTCTCTAGTTCTAGTTCATAGAAGAATGGTATCTTGCGGCCTAACATAAAGAAGTCTTTTGTTTGGTTTGTGAACTTAATTTCAAATAATTCACCAGTACCATTTAAGAACGGTACATAAATCAAATCACCTTCTCTTGGTCTTGTAAATATATCTTGTGGTACACGTTGAGAGAAAGAACGCTTTGAAAGAATAATGTTGACAGTATTTTTAATCTCAAGGCCAAACTTAGAAAAGAATTCTTTTTCACCACCATATTCCATAGAACTTGATAGATAGAATTCAATTGGAAAGGCCGCACTGAATCTTTTAATTGGATCTTCACCGTACAAAATGTCTCTATCGGTTTCATTTTCAATAGGCAAGTAATAGGCATCAAAACCCATAATCTTGATTGATTCGACAATCAAGTCCTCTATTACCCTTTGCTCTGCAAGAGAGTTATAATTATTAAAATATACCGATGTTGCCATATTAGTTCATGAACATTTCTAATGGTGCACCGTACTTGTCACCAATCTCAGCATGTAATGCATCAATTTCATCTTTGGCTTCCGTATAAATCTTGTCGCCATTTAACTTGACACCACCTGGTAATTGAATGCCTTCAAACTTTTTAAGGTTGTTACCCCAAGAACGTTTGATTAATGCAGTGGCATATTCTTTTAACCAACGGTCGTTCCAGGCCTGTGTGTATACATCTGGATTAATTACCGCATAACATTCGGCAATAACAGTTGTACCAACTGGTGCTTCTCCGTGGCCCCAACCCCAATCAATGTAGAGTCTTTGCATATGTCTTTGGAACCTAATAGGAACCTCACCAGAGAACAGTTGTTCCAACATACGCAGATGTTGTAGTGTCATGGTGTAGTTGATATAGGACGCTGAGGTGAAGTCATACAACTCATTTAGACGTAGTTGGTATCTCAAGTCAAACATATTGACCTGCGATTGTGAATCGGAAATGGGAAAGATTCTGGTGATACCAGCAATTTGCAATGCGTTATTAGATGAGTCTTTTGCCTCAGTTAGGTTCAAGTATCTATTATTAACGTCAGTCTGGTCTATCTTCTTAATGTAATAGACTTTTTGTAGACCATCAAAGTGGTAGTCTTGCCAGTATTGAAGTGCGTCATCAATACGGTCCTCTACCTGGTCGTCATCAACGTTGATTTCGATAACTGGAAATCCTAATCTGCGTAAGCAATAATCTTTAAAAGCGGTTCTAGTTGTTATTGTAGCCATATTTTCTCCAAACAGCATAATATATTTAGGCTATAATTTTTATGCAGACCTTCTTATTCTTGGCCTTGGGAACACGGCTCCTTCCGTTGGTCTCACCTTTACGTTCACTTTAGGAAACACAGTACCTGTGGTTTTTCTTTCTTTGTAATAATAGAAGTAGTTATTATTTACTTTGTAATAATTACCAGGAAGAACACCAAGGTCAAGATTACTATACCAAGTTTTAAGATTGCCCATATCAGCATATGGTGCATTTATATCATGTACTTCTCCATCCCAAGTGTTATATTGATTTGTATAATTTGGTGTCCAAGTAGTCCAAGAACCTAATTGAAATGAATCTTGATATCTCCAACCATTATATCCCCAAGTATCATTTATTTTATTTTTTTTGGAGTAAGATAAAATATATTCTTTTGCCTCTTTTTGTGACCAATATGGATATGTTTCTAAAGCACAAGCTAAAACACCAGCAACTTGAGGGCCCGCCATTGATGTTCCACTAATCTTACCTTGTATCCATAATTTTGTTTTACTTCTAGGATCAACATTGCCCTGGTGATAGGCGCTTGCAATCATTGTTCCTGGAGCCCAAATTTCAACACCTGCTCCATAATTACTATAAGTTGCTCTATATTCTTGAGCATCATATGCATCTCGTACTTCTAAAAATGTCTTATCATTTACAGTATAACCTATTTCCACCGGCGAATAACCTAATTGCCTGCAAGTTTCTTCAACGGAGAAAATGCTGCCCGGATGTAAATATGTTTTTCCACTATTATCAACTGCACCAACAACAATTGGATTTAAATCATATGTACCACCAGACTCTTTTGAATCTATTACAGCAGGATAACCACCTCGGTGTGACCACCATTTATCAAAATAATTTTCAACTACATTGTTTGATTCTGGATTAACGTCAGCATAATCAACATGTTGTTCATTCATAAACCAGTTATTAAAGTCTATATGGCCTCTTTTTGTGATTGGTCTTGCAGCATTTGCAGCTGCAGTAACGAATATTACATTTTCTTTAACTAAATCTTCTAAATCGGCTGATTGGTCAACATAAGGTACACCTATACCACCTCCAGAAGAAGGTGTATTAAATC